TATCTGGACAGTTTAAAGATATTCCTTATTTAGATGCTGGAATATCTAAATGGCAAGCAAGAGCCAGAAAATTAAAAAACAGTCGGTATCTTCAGACTATAAATGTCAATGAGATGGAAAAAAAAGGTATTAAAACTTCTTCGTTTCTTGATTATTTTCAACAATCTGAGTATAAATATCTAATTCACGTTGATGGGCATGTATCAGCGTTTAGATTGTCTGTTGAATTAAGTATGGGTTGTTGTTTGTTAATTGTAGATTCCAAATACAGTTTGTGGTTTAAGCATCTGCTTGTTCCATACGAACACTACATTCCTATAAAAGAAGACTTATCCGATTTATTTCAACAAATAAAATGGTGTAGAGATAACGATACAAAATGTGAAACCATCTCAAAAAACGCTCTTTTATTTTACAATACGTATCTTAAAAAAGAAGGAATACTAAATTATCTTCAATCGTTATTGGTATCGTTAAAAAACGAAATGGGGGTTTACAATTATCACGATAAATCACCTCTTGAACTTTTGATTGAAAGAGAAGAAACGGAATTAAGTTCGTCTCAGGTGTTAAACGGAACAGAAACATTTGAATTAACTGAAGAAACTAAAATAACTAAACTACCTCGTTGTTCTGGGTTATTCAAAGCAACTGAAAAAATACTATCAAGTATAAATAGAAACGCAATCGCATTCGAACAACTGTTTTTAAGCAAGACATCAAAAGTTGAGAAGGGAAGTTTAGGAGCGTTTTCATTTGTAGTAAAATCATCTAACGACCCTCTTAAAATAAACCAACAAATTCACGAAGCGTATTTAGGGAAAAAAGAACTCAATAAACTCTCTTTAGAACTTCCTCATTTTCAATATACTTACGGATTAACCAAAGAAAAATCTGTCTTACTTGAATATATTCACGGAAAACCGTTTTTAGACTGGATAAAAACCGACTTTAGAATGACGGATTATCTCTTAATTCTAATTCAATTAAGTTTTGCTTTAGAAATTGCTCAACGACGATCCGGTTTCGTTCATAACGATTTGGCTCCTTGGAACATTATTATTCAAACGTATGATGAACCAAAAGAAATAGAATACTTAATATCGGTCAATAACGTTGTCAGTATTAAAACAAAGATTGTTCCTGTCATTATAGATTATGGAAAATCTCATATTGTAACGGAATTAGATGGGTCGTTAACCAATTCGTTAGAACACGTAGGATACATAAATATGTTTAAAATAAGCACCATTGAAGATATTATTACAATTCTTTTAACATCGGTCTTGGAAATCCCTTTTTCAGCGTCGTTAGAAAAGGAAAAAGACTTGGAAAAAGACATACTAACTCTTTCTAATTTTCTTTCTAATACTGGTTATAGAAAGAAACCGTTTTTTAAGATGTCTGACATTAAGTTCTTTTTTACAACCAATAGACGCTACGCCGAACGTATTATTGCTAATAAATACGAGTTAGAAGACAGAAGTCCAATTGATTTTGTAGAATACATACTCTCTAATTTTCCTTACACTTTTCCTATAAAAAATAAAAAACATTTATCCGCTTTTGACCAGAGTGTCGGAACGTCTAGTTTTATCTTGTCGTCAAAAGATAGTGAATATTTTTTAAAAGATTTTTTAAACAAACCACTTCCTGAAACAAACGATTTAGTGTTTGGGTTGTATATGAAAGACACGTTTAAGAAACAGATAGAATTTTACTATACAATGGGTCAAATGTTAAATGAAAAGTTAAATGAAAATCATACTATACTACACAAACGCTGTTTAGATAAAATTGATGAACGCTATAATATAAAAACAATGACTGTAAATACCGACCATATTAAAAACCTTTTGAGTATCTCTAAAATAGTTAAGTTTAAACCTGAACTGTATACAGAAAACACGTTTCTTCTTCCAGATGATATAGAAAAACTTAAAAAAGAGTATGATATAGAATTGTATACACAACCGCAAACGGACATTATGGAATGCATACAATATAAAAGAATGACTGAAAAGGTGTTTAGTGTGAGTAAGAATAATACATTTTTAACCAAAGAACTATTGGAGTTTTTATCGGTTGATGAATTACCTATCATTACAATGTATGCTCATATAAATACGTTACACAATACATCTAAAAGATTGATGTGTCTGTAAATAAATTTTACTATGGTTGTAAAATTGTTTGTAAAATTGTTTGTAAAATACGATTAAAGTATTTATAAACATAATAAACATAATAAACAACGTATAAACAACGTATAAACAAAACTATGAATAATACTGAAAATTTATATAATCGTATAATCGGTACACCAACACTAGAAGGGATAGACCGAGTTATTGAAATAACCGATTTTGAAACGCTTGAATTTTTATTTAGTATGTTATCGGATGGAGATGGAGACGAACATCATTTAGATATTATTGAAAACCAGATGATAGAAATTGCTACTAACGAAAGTTTAAACGAATCCAAATTCACCAAAAACGAAAACGTCGTTTTAGAAGAAACTCACAAAACGTTTTTAACTAATGAAGAGCATACAAAAGAAATGTGTTCTGTATGTCTTTCTAGTTTTAATACAAACGAAAATCTGATACAACTAGATTGTAAGCATTTTAGTCATACAGAATGCTTAACCGAATGGATTAAATATAAAACCGAATGCCCTGTATGTAGAAGTAATATTAAAACAACCGAAATTAATTCTTGTCATTTTTAGATAAATTTATAGATTTATAAATTTATAAATCTATAAAATCTTTCAACCAAATAAAGTATGAGTATATTTAATAAACTTAAATCTATATGGAATAAAAACGGGTTTGAAGTTATTTTGGTAGGTTGTTTAATTATTATTGCTATTTTAGCCATAACAAAAATTGGAAAAAAAGGAACTTGGTCTAACAGTTTTATTTATGATCCGTATGGAAAGAATACCCGTAAAGAGATTTTAGGATACATTGATAATCTTCCGGGGTATTCTTCAAATTTGTATTCTCCTCATCCTTCGTATAAAAACTACCATCAACAAGATTTTAGTCAAACGTTTAAAAAACCTCAAAGGGATAGTAGTGGGGAACTTGAATGTAGAAGAGTTCTACAAAAACATTTTAGGCGTCGTTTTGATAAATGTAGACCGAATTTTTTAAATAATCCAGTAACAGGGGGTCATTTTAATATGGAACTTGATTGTTATGATGACGACCTTAAAATAGCGGTTGAATATAACGGGGCGCAACACTATAAGTATCTTCCGTTTTTCCATAAAAACAAAGAAGCCTTTTATAATCAGAAATACAGAGATGAATTAAAAACTCGTATGTGTAGAGATAATGGAATTGTTTTAATAGAAGTTCCTTACACTGTAAAAATTGCTGATATTGAACGGTATATTATAAATGAGTTGCGTAAACATTCTATTCATTTATAATCTGATATGCTTTAATTATGCTTTAATTATGTTTTTTTCTTAAAGCCGATGGAAGACTACTTTCATCAAACCGTCTGCTTTCAAGTTCTCTACGACTCTCATCTCTGCGTGAAGGGGGAGCATCCCTACGGCTTTCGTCTCTACGACTTTCATCCCTACGGCTTTCGTCTCTTCTGCTAGAAGGAGGAGCATTTCTTTTACTTTCAGCGTCTCGTCTGTCTTCCCTACGACTTTCAAGTTCCCTACGACTTTCTCGTTCAGCTTCTCTACGACTTTCTCGTTCTAATTTCTCAGCTTCTCTACGACTTTCTAACTCTCTCATAGAACGTTGCTTTTCTCTAATTGATTCAAGTTCTTTGTCAGAAGGACGATTAGAACGACGACTTTCTTCTGGAATAGAACTTTCAGATAACTTTAGTCTTTTGAAATCTTCGATAGAAGAATCTTTGTCGTCTTCATCTTCCTCAGACGAATCATCCGAACTAGATTCTTCTGAACCTTCTTCGGATGAAAAGTGAACTTCATTTGGATCGACCATATCTTCTTCATCAATATCTTCTCCGTCAATAAAATCTTCAATTCTTCCGTAACCTAAGATTTCAAAAGCTTTCTTAATCTTTCTCTTATTCTTGTCTCCAGATTTAAAACCTAGTTCAATTTTTTGGAGAACACCATCAAACTTTCTGTGGAAAAAACAATGGTTCAATTCCAATTTAGTAAGTTGTTTGGCAGTAGTTTCAGAAATAAGATGGTCTAAATCAAGGTCAAAAGTGCTTAATCCGTCATCTACCCGCCATTTAACAGGTTCAATTTGAGATTGTAGATATTGAAGATTTTCCTCGTTTCCGTTGTATAGGATACAGTAATACCAACTCTCGCATTCTTCCCCGCTTGTTTCCATTAAGACAGCATATTTTCTTTCGGAAACATCATCAATCATTTTACTACTCATTTTTGAATTTTGTTTACATTATTTTAAATATCAATAATGTAAACTCTTATTTTATAACTATACGTTACAACTGCTGACGAACATTACGTTGCATTGCTAACTTAACTGATTTTGTAACAACGTCATCTCCTGTAGGAGCGGCGGCATCAGTAATAATGTTAATAGCACCGGAACGCAATGCGGTGGGGTCAGGATTTACGCTGAACCAACCTTTTTGATTGACGTTAGTGCAAACGACATCTCCTCTAATAGGGCATCCAAGAGCGGCCAGACGACTTCTAGTGACTACCCCAATAACTCTATCAGCAATAATAGGATTTGACATAACGTTGTTTGACATATCCGATACGGCATTAATTCCAGTCGTTCCACATGTAGAACTTCCGTTATTGCAACTGGCAGCCGCCTGTTCGAATGTTAAAGGTTTATCAGGAGCATAAGCCAAAGTTGCATAATCAGATGGTTTATTTCTGGCGCAATTCCAATAAGCGGCTTTTAATCCTTCCCCAGAAGTTCTAGCAGGTGGGAGAGTAGGAATTGCAGATCTGGTAAATTCAGTACCATTTACAGGAAGAATAGACACTTGTTTAGGCATAGGGTCAGGGCTTAAATCAATTACGTTTTGCATTCTGGCCACACCAACGTTAACAAATCCTTCTTTAATAAATTCTACGGGGTTTTGATTAAATACGGTGCAAACGGCGAGCGTAATGGCAAATAGTGTCAATAAAAATTTAGAATCAATCATTTTATTTATACAATAGAAAGATAATTAAATAAAAAAATAATTAAATAAAAACTATTATTTCTTATTGTTTAAACAATTTTAAAAATTAAATTTAATTTTTAAAACATCGGTGTATGATTCCAACCAAGTTCTTCAAAACAGACTTTAGTTACTTCATCGTGAAACGCTTTTCTATCTAGCGTTTTAAGGATAGAGAAATCTTCTTTTTTACAAGGATGATGATAAATCATTAAAAATTGATAGAGAATATACTGGGAATTGATTAAATTGGAACGTTCAAAATCAGGTTGATTTCTAAATTTCTTATCATACATTTCTATAAACTTATCAAAATCGTCAAGTAGTTTATCTTCAAGATAGGCTATATCATCTAATTTTTTCCCTGTTATTTGAGAATAAATTAAATTAGCGTTTTCATAATGTTTAGTAAAGTTCAATTCTTTTAGAAACAAAAATACATGTTCTTTGGTAATATTTTTAAATCTAACTTCGATACTTTCCTTTTTATCTCCTAATAAATGGTGTTTTTCAAACTGGTCTTCCAATGAAGATAACACCTTTGGGTCTATTGTACAATTTTGTTTACCTTGATATTGATTAATACAATCTCTAAAATGAACTTTTCGGTCATAAGTGTATTTTGTAGATATATTAATTCGGTTAACATCTTTATAAGAAGAAACGTGTAACAATATTTCTTGCTGTGAACCGCATAATAAACAAATATAAATACTATTATCTATAATGTCAAACGATTTTTTGTTTTCACAAGTATGATTATTACAATGAACTTCTCTGGGTTCTATAGGAAAATCAACTATTATATTTTTATACTTTCCCGCGATATTTACATATTTTTTAATAATTTCATTCTTTTCACTGTTATTTTCATTCTTTTTTCCCATAAAACTCATTTTTAACGGGGTTTGAAGAATTTTTCTGTATCTTTCAAGAAATTCACACGTTTCAACAATATAAAAATTATACGTTCGTTTTGTCTCAATATCCTCTATTTTATTTTTAATACAATCAATAGAGGATTTTAGTTCTTTTTGAAAACGCTGGGATACGTTTTGCGATGATAACGTTATTTCAAGTTCATTCAACTGTGATTTATAAAAAACGAGTTTTTTAATCTCTTCTTCGAAATTGGTTATAATACTGTTATCGATTGTCAAAATATCCAAATTGGTGTCTAAATTATCTACATTTTTATTTACATTTGACATTTTATTATATTGCGACCAGTATTTTCTATTTCGTTTGAATTTTAATTTTTAAGTAGAGAATGAATAAACATTTTTAGAAATTTTTTAAATTTTAAAAGTTAGTTAAAGAAAATTGTTTGACTGTTGAACTAATTTTAAATTAAAAATAAAATCTTTCTTAATATAAAAATGTCTACAACTTCGTCTAACGTAACTTCGGGTTTTATTGATCTTGCCACTTTTGATGAGCTAGAGAAATACA